CTGGTTCTGCATGAGAACTGCTTGTGCTGCGTCTGCAAGTAACGGTGCCAACATAGCTTCGACTTGTGGGTCCATATTGATATCGTCGCCAGCCTCGTCTTTCTGTGGGGGTAATGACATACCAAGTTTCTGCTCAATCTGAATACGGTACTGGAATCCCAAGTGTTCGCTGATATGAGCCTGCATAGCCTGCTGCATACCTTGTGCCATCGGGTTGTTTTGTAACAACTGCATAATCTTCGGGTCCTGCATAGCAGACATGTGCACCTTGATGTGCGCTTCGTGGTCCTGATAAGCAAACGCTTTGACAGGCTTCATCATGAGAACGTTCTGGTTCTCTGACACTGGGTCTGTCGGCTTCTGGTCCTCGTCCATCGGGACAAGTTTCTGTGCGTTTTTAATACCTAACACGTCTAACATCTGACGATATAAAAGTGGCATGTTAAATAGCGTCGGTGACGCTTGTGCCAACTGCATTACTGCTTGGTACTGAACAATCTTCTGCGCCATTGTTGAAGCGTTAGGATCACTAACAGGGATGACGTCCACGTTATCGTAGTCAGATTTTTTAGCCAGTCTTGAGCCTTCGTCTGGTTCATAGCTGTACTCCTCTGGTGTGTATTCAGCAATAATCTTCTTTAAGAGCTTTAACTCTTGCTTCAAACTGTAGTGAATACGTGCTTGAACCGCACTCATCACCTTCAGCGTGCGCTCTAGAATCGCCAATGTAGTACCCACTGGAGCATTAGCAGACATATCACTGATCTGTAAATCCGCAGTGTTAGCAAAGCGACGACCTTCTTCAATGATGCCGTTTAACAACGTCATTAATGTCTGGCTTGGCTCCTTGTATGGGAGCGTCATGATGTTATCTTTCATCGTACCGCTAGGCACGTCTACATCACGGAACTCTCCTGGACTGATCGGTGTGTCGTCACCCTTAACACGCAAACCACGTGTCTTAAAGCCGCCTGGTAAGTTAGATAGCGTACCTGCATCGACTAACTGACGAAGAATAGACGTACCTGACTTAGCATATGCGCCAATCAAGTGGATGAGACCAAAGTAATAGAAGCCAAAGCCAGGGATGTAACCATAGTGCACAAAGTGCTGACGCTTCTGACATGTATCGTCACTCGGGTCCCAGTTTCTACGGATAGATAGAATGTTGCTAGTACCTTTCTCTATTGTTACCACGTATGGCAACGCAATACCTGTCGGCTCACCATCATCATCCTTGTCTTCGTAACCTGGCAAGTCCAAGTTCACGTGCATCTCAAGAATCTTGTAGCGGTCATCCGTGCTTGCTCTAAAGCCTAGCTTCTCTGCAATCTTTTTCTCAACTTCATCGAGGACGTTGTTAGGTTCTCCTAAGTCAATATCGCGATAGAAGCCTGCAACTTGTAGCTTGCGCAACTCGTTCTCGGTTTTACGCATGACGTGGGTTACACGTGGTGATGACTGCAAATCAGACGCGCCGTAAGGAACAACGATGTCCTCTGCAGGAACAAACATAGCCACTTGACGCTCTAGTGATGGGTCGTAATACACTTTCTTGAACGCATTACCTGATAAACCTAAACCCCACAACATACGCTCTGTCTCAGGGCGGTACTCAGGCATCATTTCTGTTAACTGATAGTTCATGTCCTCTTGAACACGGTCAGCAGCAGCTTTCTTATCTGGTGTGTCCTTACCGATGACCAATGTTTTTACTGGCCCTGCGGCAGGAAATATTGACATCATTGTTTCTGCTTGGAACTTCACTAGTGCTTCTGATAGAAGTGGGTGATACACACCGCATGCGCCTTCCCATGGTTCTGTGCGCTCTTCAATCTTCAAACCTAATAGTTCTAAGCCGTCTACGTATGTCTGTATCCAGTCTTTACGTGAACTAATGTCGTCATCAAAGTCGCCAGTCAAATCACCAACTAATTCAGTGAGTGTGCCCTCGTCCATATCTTCGGCAAGGTTGGCAGAGAAGTCATCTTCGTCTTCTTCACCTTCTTCGTAGCGCATGATAGTCTCGCCATCAATGCTAAGCTCAACCGCTTCAGGGTCATCGATCTCTATTTCAATATCTAGAGGCTCTTCTTGCTCTGCAAGCTGTTCAATTCCCATCGGGGCCTGGTACAGCGCTTTATCTATTGCCATAATTCATCCTTAATAGTATCCCTTGTGTCTTTTCGACTTAAAGAGCCTTATTTCATCAGGCTCATCATTAGGCAATCGGATAAACCCGCCTTGTCTAAAGCGCATTAGCGCCATCACCGTTGAGTCAACGAGGTCATCATGACTCATAAACGGAAATCCTGCAATCTCTTCTACAACTTCTTCTGCCCAGCGATTCTCAGGCACCCATACTAAACCAGACTTAACAATATCAGCCACACTATTAAGCCTAGCGAGCTTATCACCGCTTCCACGATGAGGCGTGTACTCCGTGACGGGCATTCCTGTGCGTCTAAGCTCTTGATATAGAGCAGTACCTGCTGACTTTTTCTCAACAATGAACGCATCAGGTGTCCACTCATTCCATTCTGTAAAAGCTAAGTCCTTTAGTTCAGGAAATTCTAATCGTTTTTTGATGGAATTCAACAAAATAATGTTATATGCAGCAGTTTCTTCGTTTAAAAATACGCCCCACGTCGTCAAAGCTGTAAAGTCAGCACGATTATGTGTTTCTGCAGCGGCATCCAGGCTCATAATCACGTATTCACACTCAGGTGGCGTCTCTTTTTTCCACCAATTCCACCATTCACGCTTAACAACGCTTGCTTCTTCAGCCGTAGGGTTCTGCTGGTACTGTGCGTTCCACTGGAACACAGGCATTGAGGCTTTAGTTCTGCGGAGTGCTTCTAAACTGTACTGTTCAGGCCACAATGCTGCCTCATTTGGCATACCATCATTGAAAATCGCAGGGAATTCCACCCGTTCGTACTGATCCGCTTCACTGTTCTGGACCATATCTCGCACTACTCGACCTGTTAAGTCATCCTGATGCCATCTAGTCTGTACTATTGCAACACGACCACCAGGCATAAGACGAGTACGAGCACCATAAGTAAACCACTCGTATGCTTTCTCAAAAACATCAAAGTTTCCGTTGATGATGTCTTGTTCGTTATGTGGGTCGTCCACCAATAAGAGGTCCGCTCCCCTACCAGCCAAAGCGGAACCCACACCGCAAGCAAAATACTCACCACCAACATTAGTATTCCAACGCCCAGCAGATTTATTATCAGATGCCAAAGTGACTGTTGGGAATATTTGTTTGTACATAGGCGTGTCAATCAAGTTCCTCACTTTCCGTCCAAAGTCCACAGCGAGGTCGGTCGTGTGGGATACCATCAAAACCTTCTTATCAGGGCACTTACCCAAGAACCACGCTGGGAAGTAGATAGATACAAGCTGAGATTTACCGTGCCGTGGTGGGATATTCACACAAACTCGGTCTTTTTCACCATTAGCAATTGCCATTAACTCGTTTGCCAAGATGCGGTGATGCTTACCAACCTTATAGTCAGGCTGCATTTTCTTACAAAACTCTATCAAATCCAGTCTACAAGCCTTCGCATCCTTGCGTTTCTGCAATTCATCGATTGCCAAGTCCAATTCTTCAGCGTCCGCATCATCAAACTGGTCCAGGTTATTAACCAAGAACTCCAGTTCGGCGTCGGTCAAGTCCGACAGGTCGTCACTTTGGCTCTGGACTATCATCTTCTATTTCTTTTATTTCACCTTCAACTGTGTCCTCATCAAACACGTCGCCTAGGTCGACGGTTTGCCCATTGACTTTTACTTCCTTGACATCTTCCACGTTCTCGGGGGTCATCAACTTGTGAATCTTAGAACGCAATGACTCCACCAACTCCTTGTTAGAACGGTGATTGATGGTCACTTCAGACTTCTCAGTGAATAAGCCCACGTCGGTAATCTTACCAAGCAGCTCTAGTGCACGGATTCTGATCTTTGGGTCTTCGTTGGCAGTCTCAAGGATGAGGTTGTTCGTTACCAACAGACGTATCTGGGTAGCATTCTCTACAACTTTTACTGAGAATTCCTTAAGAATATCGTTCACTGCATAGTATGCAGCAGGCTTCTTTATGGGGCTGGACTTATTGATGAGCTTCTTGTTGGCTTTGTCTTCGTTCTCTGCCAAGTCATATACAGCTTGCTCGGCAACGGCGAGGTCTTCCTCTGACGGAGTGATGTCAATACCTAGCAGCTCTGCAGTCTTGCAGGCGGCTTCCGCTTTTTCCCTAAAGTTCGCTAAGACCGGATTGTCCTCCGGAAAGGGAATTGTAAGGTCAGGTTCTACTTGAAGTTGCATCTTGGTCTATGTCCAGACTTAGGATGATTAATGAGCGAAGTATATATGCACTTTTTGTTTTTGCATAGTTTCTTTTAGAAGGTGGGGACGATACGCTTGAAAGGATAACCCATACCGCCCCCGGGTCCACGTGAAGGAGGACACCTTAATTTTTACACAAAAAATTTTTTTATGCTAGGTACTTAAAAAAAGTGACGGGGGGTGTTTCTATAAATGACTTTATAGTGGCGGGGTTTAACTTTATAGTTTTTGTCTTAACATGTTTTTTCTATGTCTATTGATCGTGAGCTACATGAGCTAGTGGACAAGATGCACTTGGGGACGAATTTGAAAACTTGGACTATGAGCGTTTGAAATAGCAAACCTATAGACGCGTATGGAACCAGCGAAAAAATTGGGGGGTGGGGTAGGTCAGAATCGGCTTGATTTGTTAGTAATATTACTAACAAGATGCTATCAAATAATATTATCCATTGACATACTAAGGTGAATTGAGGTAAACTTTAGTTATCAGGTCAGGGCAACATATTGCTTGCTCGCTGATATATCTTGAAAGGATATTGTATGAACCAAGTAAACGAAACAACTGTATTGAATAACCCTATCGCCAAGGCTAACAAGGCTCTCAAGGCTAAGGCTATCAATATCTCAAGCAAAACAATCGGCTTGATTACTAAGGCAACAAAGGAAACAGTAGGCGTTAAGCAGACTAAGGCTTTAACCCTTGATAGTTTACAAGCCGATGGAATCATGTCTTACATGCTTGAGGTTACAAAGCAGAAAAAGGCGAACCCCTACCCTGAGTTGCACGATTCAGTTAAGTTGGCGATTATCTCGGCTCTTGATGAGGATATTCAGTCATTACTCAAAAAAGAGGCTAAGACATTGAGCGACATGGAAAAAGGCGTTAAGCGTTTTTGGCAACAACAAGTAGGCTCTGAATTTGCTTACTATCGTCGTGAATTGAAAAAGCGTGAAGAGCGCTCTACTCGTGAAAACAACGACAAGGCAACGCCTGAAGAGATGTATTTCAAAGATTTGGAATCGGCTCAGGCTAGATTGCTCAAGTTAGAAGATATTGATTTTGACTTAGTGCAACATACAACAACCCTTAAAAAGTTGTTGGCTGATAAGTAATACTTATCCCCACTAAACCCCACTTCGGTGGGGTTTTTTTTCGTCTATTTTTTCCCTTAATTTGTTTTGTTCATAACATTACTAACAACATCTTAAAACAAATGAAGCCAGTGACTAAGAGAAGAGTGTTGCATTGGGTGAAGTGGTTTCGGCTTTTTAGGATTTCCCCACAAGAACCTGTTAGTAACCTTACTAACAAAGTGAAACCAGTGACTGAAAGAAGAGTATTGCACTTAGTCGTTTAGACTTAACATACTACGTATGTTAAGGTTTGGTTTTGCATTTGTCAAGGGATATTTCACTAGGTGTTTACCCTGCTATTGTTCGGAAAGGCATTGTATTGTTCTTTGTATTGTTCGGACACAGAGCCTTATAGAATAAGCTTTGTACCTTTGTTCGTATTGTTCGGACACTTTTTGTGGTTTGGCAAAACTAAAAGCAAATCTGCAAGAACTTTTCTCTCTTAAGCAAGGGACAAAAAATGTCGCTAGCCAATTTTTTACAAGAACAATACGAACATTCCGAACAGAACTTATAAATCATATACTTACACAACTACAATATAAGAACAAATAAGAACTTTTAGTCTTTACTACCATTTACTAGACTTTACAAGCTTCATAGGGTATAATATATATAGTGGGAAAGCGAACAGATTTTGCAGACTCACGAACCGATGTTAGTAACATTACTAACACACCTTAACAACCTAACAGGAGATATATTATGGCAACAGTAAACATTCTTAACCCGATGGTCTACGGCAAGATTCATTTAAACGCAGACATCATCAACCCTGATACACAGGACGTATTGCACAAGGCAGGCGACATTCTTGGGTGGGACGACTTTGTGCAGATGTTGGCACTAGGTATTGAAAAGATTGATATTGAGGTAGCACAGGCATGAGCAAGTTCATACCGCAGTGCAAGTTATGTGGTGACGATTTCGCTAAAGAACGATTCTCGCTAGGCTACGCAGTATGTATGCCATGTGGAAACGACTTGGCTAAAGAACGCAAGTTCACGATTGCACCACTAAACAAAAGCAACTATATCGCCATAACCGATATGACCATGCTTAAACAACTTAACCCAAAGAGGACAACATGACAACCATAAGGCAA